GACCTTACGCTGCTCTTCTTCATTCACATACTCATTGAATACCAACGACATAGCACCACTGCGAATAGATTTGGGATCCATGCCTACACATAGCATGAACTTCTCAAATAACTTGAAATACTGTTTGGCATTGAGATCTGCTGCTGGTGCAGTGATCAGGTAATGCTCTTCAGGAATGTAATCATCATCAGTCCAGGATGATGTCCCAAATTTAGGAGTGAACGTAGCATCAAACTTGAATTGAACTTCTGCTTCGTAGGTCATTTTCCCTCGTAAAATTCGATTTTAAGTTGCCAGATAAGATCGTTGAATCGTTGTTCAATCTTGGACAATCGTTCTTCAATCAAATCCATACGATATTCTCCAATGGCTTGGCGTTTAACTGAGTATGGGTCAATAGTAGCCATTGTACCCTGAAGGGAATTTAGTAGAGGTTCATCAAACATCATCAGAATCAATCTCCCCGCGAATTTCTGCAAGTTTTGCAGTTGCAAAACACTCTACCATAGTCCAGTAGAGTTCACCGCTCATGGGAAAATTCTCATCACAAAAATACTCTGCGGTGTCTTCATGGAGTTCCCAGAGAGACTTGATGGTTTCGCGGTCAGTGATCATTTGAAAACTTTTTGTTTACGGATCCATAGTAGACTAACCGAGTTCCCGTGTCAAGGGCTTCATTCAAAATCATCAAAATCTATGCCTTGGAGAGTCTTGAGATCCAATCTTAACTGTTTTACTTCATTGTTTAATGATCCTCTCCCTCTTCTATAATTCCAAGCTTGACTTTGTTTTGTGTCTCTTATTCTTCGCAGTGTAGAAGTTTTTGAGATATAATCATTTACTATCGGTAAATTTTGAGTTTTTATACTATTCAATTCTGATTCTGCTGTAGAGATTGCTGCATCGGCTGCATTACAAGTAGCAACACTTGGATTTGCAGCACTTACACCAGAATATCCAATACCTGAAGATGCAATTGTACCAACTCCGGCTAACACCGTTAGAGTTTGTCCTTCTGAAGCATAAGAGAAATTATATCCAATAACAGTAGTTCCACCAGGTCCACCCAAAATAGGAATTCTTATTCCAGGCCATTGTTCCGTCCCTTCATAGTAAGACGCAAATCCAGCGCCTACAGATGGTTCTGGGTCAACTTGTTCGATATAAGTTCTAGTTACGTCTGGATTTCCATTGTTAATTAAATTTAATTTGTGACCATATCCAGTCTTAGAACTATTTTTTATTAGTCCCACCTCTACTGGATTTTCTCCACTTGTAGCAGGATCAAAATTTTCATCACTTCCAGTCTGCCTAATAACAAAGAAATTATCATCTTCTGTCCCTACTTCAGAAGTTGTACTAATGAATATTGTTGGATATGAAGTGAAAATTCCAACGTTGAAGATTGATTGTGATGTTGATGCAATAGCTGGTTGACTTAAAATTATAGAAGTGGTATCAAGTTCAAAAGTTGTAGTTACGCCCAAAGTATTGACTCCAACAACTTCTATCGACGTTGTACCGAATCCAACTACAACACTATCACTCGATGTAATCCCTGTCCTCCATATAGTATCTCCAGTTGTTATACCTGCTGTTGTGTTTATTCCTGTATAGGCAAGTATTGTTGATCCAAATGATATACTTCCACCAAAAGTAGTACTTACTCCCAATAAAGATGTTGACCCAAATCCAACTACTTCTGGCAATTCTCCAATAACAAAAATTGTTGGTTGTTCAATAGAGTCAGTTATTGTATCGTTAGTTTGAATACCAGATAAGACAGTAAATCCATTAGAATCTTCAGTGGAATCATTGATTATCATATATGTGCTACCAATACCTACAGAGGCACTGGGAATTTCTTTTACTGCACTAGATCCATAGTCACGATCTTTCGGTCTTTTGAAATATTTTGCACCATAATAGTTTATTGTTCTATATTCTGAAGAATCTTTCTCCACCTTATATGTGGAATATGTTTGAGTGAATGGACTTCCATCACTACCAAAACCGGTAACAGTTTTACTCGATTGGAATACCCACTCAAGGTCACTTTTGCACCCTATAGAAACCCTATTCCTATAAGCATCCTGTACCGCAGTAATTTTTGTGTTTATTTCTGTTATGGGTGATGGTATTTTTTCATCAATATTAACTATCAATTCATCGTATTGATCAAGATCAATGTCCAGAAGTAATAGAATATCATTAACTTGCTCTGCTTGTGTTGACTTTGACTCAATATCTGCCCTCAAAGAATCCTTAATTCTATTAGATTTCTTTGGGGAATTTGATGTGCTTAGTCCTAAAGCACTTTGAATATAAGTCTGTTGTTCACTTGTTTCTTTAGATACTCTAGCAGTTGTTCCTATTCCTGTTGGCATTATCCATTCACTCCTTTTCTATAATCATAATGATATCCTACAATTGATCTTTGATCTCTTCCTGGATAATCTTCTATTTTTCCTTCATATTCTACGACTATTTTGTCAACGTCTTTTCTTTCACCAAATACTACAAAACTACAGTTTACTGCACTACCTGCGTTATTTAGAACCTTTATCTTTGTTCCCCAATCAGAAATTTCATAGTATAACTCTTGATAATTTCCAATAGGAGTTAATTGTACTGTTATTGTCTCCGAATCGACTAATCCTCTCCAATATTCTGGTAATTCAATGTAATTAGATCCTTGTAGTTTTCCACGATAATATACTGCAGCTTCTGGACCTTCAATACAAATATGGGTCAGTCTCCAACCTTTCTTGGTTGGGTGATGCATATCAAATCCTTTTGGTGGTGATGCAGCTGCCTTGGCAATAGCAGCTGCTGCTTGTGCGTTAATCCCAGTAGTAGCCGTAATATCACCAACAAATGTGGCCGCTCTACACACTGTATCCACATTTACAGTTGTGAATACATTCAATGCTGATCCAGCATTCAAAGCAGATTTGATATTTACTCCCGTAGTTCCACTCAATGCAGCTCTAAGAGTTGCACCAACTTTTGTAGTTAGACCTGTAACATTAGAAATTGCAAATCTATTATAGACTCCATAGTGATTACAAATCCCCAAAATTTGTAATGATATTGGCTGAGTAACTCCAGGACCTATCATGCAGTTAGCTTGAGGAATACCTGGCGCACCACCGAGACCAATCCATACCGGTCCATTCAAAACACCTGTACCAGGAATAGCTGGAACCGCTGGTAAAAATGAATAATCTAGTGGACCAAGAACAAACTTATCTCCAACATATGCTATTGGTTGTGCAGGCATATCTCACTCCTATAATTAACTAAAGAATTGTGTAAATTTAGTAACAACACCCAATATCTGACTCAGAATCGAAGATTGTGCTTGTTCTACTCCAGAATTAGCAGCATTTTGTATATTTCCAGTTGATTCAACTGACTGAGCAGCTATGGAACAACTATTTGACATTACTGTATTTGACACTCCACCTTTAAAACTTTGTATTGGAGCATTAACATTAAACTGTTTTCCACAGGTTACTGTAACTTCTCCAGCTCCATCTAGGCCGACCAGTCTTATGTTCTTTCCTCTAATGATAATATCTCCATCAAGTGCTTCGATAACGATGTCACCTTTCTTTGCTCTTATTACTTTTCCTGGTTCCCCATCTTTACCATCTATTCCGCAAAGTTCATAAGATGTTTTTCTGCACTGCATCTTATGTTCGCCATCAGTAGTCCACTGCATTCCCTGACCGTTGTCAGTAAAGACAGCATAATCGGTTACCTTTCCCGCAGCATCTACCGTACCAGATTTTACTACAAAACCAGGTTTTTTGTCATAAAACTCTTTTGGTTGATCTGCCATTTTTTACACACAATCTACAACATTTACAATAACAGTTGAACCTATTCCAGTCAGTGGAGGTCTTAAATCGGGATTATCTACAACGAATTGTGGAACAAATTGTAGAACTGGATAAAGTACAGCTCCTTCACCTGTCTTTGTATTTATGCTGACTATTGGTGGAGTTTTGAATTCTTGATCACACCCACCATTTGATTCAAAACTAATAATAGATCCATTTTCAGTTAAAACTGGTTGATAGAAACAATCATCACCAACTTGAATGGTGTCTCCAGAGGTATATCCTACTCCAGGTCTTTCTACTACAAAATTAGTCACTATTCCAACTACACTCGTGGATAATGTATTATCACCAATATCCAAACATGGATTTGTTGCAGTTGTATTTCCTGTTTCAGTATCAGTTCCAATTCCATTTGTTGATCCAACAGTTTCTTCTGTTAGATTAGTTTGACAATAACCACTTCCAGAATTCAAAATATAAATTGAATCTATTCTTCCGTCAACAATAGTAGCTTTGGCTTGAGCACCTTTACCATAGTTTGAATTATCAACAATTCTGACCTCTGGTGGGAAAGTATATCCTCTACCAGGATCGCAGATTAAAAATGTTAATATGGAACCATCAACTTCGGACACAACTGCTTTTGCTCTTCCATCAATACCATCACCATATATTATAACTTCTGGTGGTATGCAGGAATAAAATCTAACACCTAAAGGCATTGGTGCTAAATCATTTTGAGTTTGTGGATTTATAATTGCCTTTCTGCAATCTTTAAATGGAGTATTTGAGGATCCATACATTGACAAATAACCAATGGCAAAATCTGGATTTCCAAGTCCAGATAATATATCCATATTGCCTAAAATATTATTCCAATTATCTAATGACTGAGCTACTAAGCCACTGAATGGATCCCAAGAAGTTGTAGTTCTGCAAGATAATGAATCACAACTTAAGAAACTTAGAATTTGAGAAACAATATTTAATGCACCACTTAAAGCTCCAGTGATACTACTAATTCCCTCGGCTAACCAATCTAGTCCCGACATTACAGTTGCTAGAGCATCATCAACCATGTCAGCAAGTTTGTTTACCAACGAACTTGTCATTTCTTCTGCTGCACATGCTGGGATGTTAGGACTTCTGCCTATAACTCCCTGTAACATACCATCAACAAAGTCAACAAGAGGTCCGAATAATTTTTCAAACAGACAGAAAATGATATTCATAATCTGTTTAGTTGCTTCAGAAATTGGTAGTTGTAATGGAGATGGAATGGTAATACCAAGAAGTTTAAATAATTTTCCTATCAATTTAAATATGTTATCTCGCATTCCATTAATAACAAATTTCATAATGGAAGCCACTAGTCTAGCAACAGTTCTGATAGTTTGTTGTACATCAACTATCTTATTTCTGACTGGATCTATAAAACCAAGTGCAGTACGTTGAAGTCCATTTACTGTTTGTATGAATGTTTGTAGAGCAGTTGTTATCTGAGCGATTATATTACTGCCGCATCCATTGTCTCCCTCTACTTTTCCTGCCTTCTTGAATTCACTTAGGAAAGCAAGTTCTGCAACATCATCATAAAATAATGTGTCTTTTGGTAATGGTGTAGATGAAAAAATAGAACCAGCAGCATTAAATGAATTGGGACCTAGAGGTGTAAATCCAGGATCTAATTCTAAACTACCAAGAGAATCTGTGCCAAATTCTGGGTTTGAGGAGATTTGAAATTGGGATCCACTTCCTGTTTTTTCTTCTACTTCTTTTGTCTCTCCAGTCTGTTGCGCTTTGTTTCTTGTTAGTTGTACTCCAGTTCTCAGGGGTTCAGCTTTACTTCCAGTAAAGGGTTCAAATGGATTTGGATTTTCTACATTTTCTACTACTGGGCTTCTATGAAAACAACCCATTACTACAGGTTGTTGTGCTTCTTCTCCATCTAAGAAAAATCCTACAACAGATTCCCCACCAACTAATAGAGGAAGTTTACCAAAACCACCTTGGCCAGGAGCACCATCAGATGCACTCGTTAATACATGAGCCCAAGGCAATGAATCGTCGGATAACTCATTTCTATCAAAACTATGATATCCAATGATTCTTACTTTACATCTATAACTCCATGCATCAGTTCCATTATCAATGCGAGTTTTTTCATTACGCCAAACGGAGGGATCGGCGACCTGACCGATCCACCAGATGAATCCATCTCTGCCTAGAAAATTAGATTTTAAAAGGGATTCATCAATCATTAGTTATCAATCGTCGTAAACTAAACACTCTGGGGATTCTGGATTGGCATCGCAATAAAGTTCCAATGGAGTTGGATCATGATGATCTCCAGCTGCAATCTCTTCTTTATGGTTCTCTGCGTATGCTTCTAGATCATGCAATTCTCCTTCAATATGTCTACGTTGTTGTGGAGAAATTGTAGGATCTTGAAGAATCTCTTTGTCTTTTTGGATGTGTGTTTCGATGTCTTTCATTTGTTTGCTCCATATAATCCGTAAGAATCTCTTACAAGTTTTAAAGAAGATAACATTTGACCTCCTTCAAAGTGGTGCCTTACTTCTTTGATTAAGTAATATCCACTCTGAGATGGATCTACTTCACCAGACTGTGATGCATCTATTTTTTGAAAATCTGCATAAAGTATGTTACCTACTTGCAAATTAATATTCATCGGTACTAAGATATTTAGTGCTTGTGTGAACAGCAAATTATAACGAGCAAATGATTTAGCCATGTCAGCACTATCTCTACCCGAATCATCTGTATTTCCAGAAGCATCAAGAATTCCAACATCGGCACTCCGCGATATTATTCTTGATGGTCTATTACCAAAGTCTTTTGGATATGGTTTATCTTCACCCAGAGAAGATTTTAGTTCAGAATTTAATGAATAAACTACACCATCAACTTTATTTTGATATAGGTCATAAACATAAGTTATGTTTGAATACATACCAACTCGCAACGATTTCATCAAATCAATATTTTTCTCAAAGTTGTAATTTATTATTGAAAAGTTATTATTAGGATTGTTAGATTCCACCGCACCAGGTTGGTATGTATATTTTGCAATAGATTCTTTTTCTGTAGAAGCAATCTGACTTTTTGTTGCAGATACTAAAGTTTCAATACTTCTAAAATTAAAACCATCTTTATTCTCATAAAAAACAAATCCTGCAACACCCTTTGCAATTTTTCCACTATTTCCTGAAGATTGATTAGGTGGTATTCCTTTGGGGCCTAACCAAGTGAGGACATGAAATGGTTTTTTGAGTGTGCCAATAAAACTATAAGAATTTGAAGTTCTTTCTATATTTTCTTTTTTGAACTTATTTGTTAATAGTACATTTTTTAGAATAGATTCTACATGTTCATTAAGTGGTTTTTTATCATACTTTTTCTGAACTCTTGCAGTTTCGTTAGTCAAACCTTCTCTAGAACATAAGTGTAAAGTGCAAAATTCTTTTGCACCATCATTTGTTATTCCACTTACCTTGTAGACATACATTGCATAATCACCTGAGAGACCGAAATTTCCACTCAAAGTGTCCATATTCAGTTCCACTTTTTCTCCCCCACGAACAGGTAATGAATTGAAAATTGAATACGATGAAGCAATTTGGATTGTCATCATCACACATGGGGACAAAAGATCCTCATAGTAATCACAATACATAACGGAACTTGACAGGTCAATTTGATTTCCACTATCTGTAGCCTGTATGGTAATGGAATTAATTTTTAAATTTTCTACGGCATTTCCTGACATATTACGTTCCCGATAAGTTCGTGAGAAGCATAGTATTAAATAAACTATTTAACAGTGATCTTTCCGAAACTCTAGGAGGAGTAATCGTTTTTGATTGACCTCCATTAGAAATAACTATCGGTTTTTGAGAAGAACTTTGTGGACCACTATTCATCATCATTGGTATTACCACAACTTCAGATGATGATGTATTGTATGATGGATATTGTTCTAGTTCCTTAGTCATTACTTGTTGTTGTGGAACAGCTTCAACTTGTGGCTGTGGATCAGCTTCAACTTGTGGTTGTAATTGTGATTCTCTTCTTCTCGCTGCGGCTTGGGATCTTCTATCTGGTCTCCTAGAAGGTGTTGTAGTTGTTGGTACTTCAGGCGTAGAAGTTCCTGGTTCTACAGTTGAAACAGCTGCGGCTGCAATTTGAGCTTTATTCTCTTCAAAATATTTTAGATAATCTTCATAAGTATCTGTACTTCCTACCCTAATATCAGCCGTGTCAGTAATATCACGTTCTGTTCTCACAGAATGAAATTCATCTTCTGTTAGTTTTTTAGGTGGTGGTGGGGTAGCTGTTGGTTGTCCAGCTGGAGGTGTTGCAGGACCTTTAGAAGTTACCTTTACGTTTCCGCCAAATCTAAAGTAATTATCCATAACTGGATTGGGATCTGCCATTGCAGCAGTCTCTGATGGATAATATTCAAAGTGTAAGTGTGGTCCAGTGGATCTTCCCGCACCTCTTGTGCCTGGGGCTCCACCACTTTTTCCAATTACTTGTCCAGCTTCAACCTTTTGTCCAGGAGAAACTGATATGTCACTCATATGTAGGTATCTTGTTTGTTTACCATCTTCATGAGTTATTAGTATATTTCCTCCAGCTGCACCACCATATCCAGCAGTAACAACTTTACCAGGTACAATTACACTAATCGGAGTTCCTTGGCTTATAGGCAAATCTTCTCCAGCATGTCTTCCCCCCTTTCCACTGTTATAATATTGTCTAAATTCATTATAGTCTACCGTATTAACATATTTACTGGGTTTTTCTCCACCCTCAGCCATATACTTATTGTTTACGGGATCATCACCAGAAGGTGATCCTGGTTTTCTTGGATCAATCTCTGCATGGGTCTTTTCGCCGTCTTCAGTGGCTACTTCTGCAGCTTTTACAACTCCATTAATTGATCCATAAGCAAGTCTTTGGAATTTAAACACCACACCTTCAAATGTGTCCAGAACTTGTGGAAAACTTAGACTTGTTACAGCCTCTGCTTGTGATTTTTGTTTTGCTTCTTGTTCTTTTAGTCTTTGTTTAGTTTTTTGTTCTACGGAACCTTCCCCAGTTATACCCTCATGAGCTCGATCACCTAACCATCCTCCAGCCATTCCACCTAATGCACTACCAACCATAAAACCTAAGCCTGGAACAGGAATCAGTGTTTGACCAATTGCTCCTCCAAGTAAAGATCCAGCAAGAGATCCACCTGCACCCGCAGCAGCTTTTGATACACTTTCACCTTCTGCAAGACCAGTAGCAAAATCTAGTCCAGCAAATAGCGCATTTGCAATACCATAAGCTTTCACACCACCAAGTCTAATACCTTTCCCTTTTGGTATTGGTTTTCCTGCCTTTGGGTTTGGTTTTTTATTACTAAACATATCACCAAGGAAACCGCCCAAATCAAGAGCTCCACTGAACAATCCACTAAGTAAACTTCCTGGTCTACCAAAAGTTGTAGCGATATTCAGTGTTTTTAATTCTTTAATCTTTTTTTCTTTCGGTAATCTTATTGACCCGAGATTTCTCGTCTCGGTAGTCATAAACCTCAAAAAATCAGTATACTCTCGTTTACTGTTGTTTATAGCGGCTCTACTTCTATCGACTTTTACAATAGTATTAAAAGCTTGCAGAAGTGGAGATTGTACTGGTGTATCTTTTGCCATTATATTATCCGTCTACGATGTTATATACTATTTTTGAATATAACGAAAGGTAGTTATCACCATTGGATGAGTTTAAAAATGGTACAGAAACACCACCTTTATTCATAACTGGTGGAGAAATTTGACTACCTCCATCTTTAGGTTGGGATTGAACTTGAGGACTGCTCATATCCATAGGAAGAACAGTTACCTTAGATTGTTGAGTTGCAGGAGATTGAGAAACTGTTTTTGCAATTTGTTGTTGAACTTCTTGAGATGTTTGTGCAGGAGTTACCGTTGGTTTTTCTGGTTCTGTTGGTTTTGCTGCTGCAACTAATTTTGATCCATCGTAATTTATCGGAGCAGCCTCGGTTCCAGCACCCATATCCCCAGGTGTTGTAAAAAATTGATTATCCCCCGAACCACCTCTCCAAGAAGAATCATAAAATCTTCCATCAGACCCCATTTCACCAGGAACTAAACCCTTTTCTAAATAATATCTAGGAGCAGCTCTAAATTGTTGTGCTCCTTTAATAAATTTTGCAGAATCCGCTCTTAGTTCTGGATTTCGCATATCGGCAATTCTTGATTTTATTACCTCTTCAGAGACTCCAGCCCAAGCTGCAGCATCAGCGACGGTTTTAATCTTTCTGTATCCTTCAGTTCCACCGCGAGGATTATCAAAAACTCCCTGAAATTGTCTTTCTGCTGCAAAGACATCAGTATAATCTTTATATTTTCCTGTCGCCATTCTGTTTGCTGCGACTTGTAAAATGTCTGTAGCTGCTGTGCCTCCAGCACCTTCTGTAACTAAAGCAGCAGCAATTCTTGCTTCTTCTTCACTTCCTGGTTCAATATTTGAACTTCCAGGTGTCTGTCCCGCTCCGGAAACATCGTCAAGATCCCCACTAAGATCTGGTGAAGTTCTAGATCCAGATGAACTAGAAGATGAAGAAGATGAAGATGATTTACTGCCCCCTGCAAATGCATCTATTGCTTTGGAGAAAGCATCCAATATTGCATTAAATCTATCTAATACTGGCCCTGATAACGGATCACCACTGGAAATGGTTTGCATTGCAGAAGTATCTGGACTTGACATTGCATTTACTACTGCACCACCTCCAGCTCCAAGTAAAGCAGCTCCACCTAACATCATTCCAGGGCGTCTTCTCATCATTCTCATCAATCCCCTAGGGGCGCCCTTTTTCAATCTTCCACCGGGAACATTGATGTCCATGTTTATTCCACCAGGACCACCAGTAGCCTTTGGTAAACTGGAAAGTTGTTTTACTATTCTATTGATAGTTTGTCTTATTATCTTTGCAACTTCAAAAGACTCACTAAAATTTTTGATTAAAAGTTTTAAGTTTGCACCTAAAGTTTTTATGTTGTTTTTATTACCCAAAAACTGAATGTAACCAATCGCTTCCCTATATGAATTTAAGAAGTTTTGTAAGATTGAATTGGGTGTTGCAGAATCAGTTTTGGATATTCTTTGTTTATAATCTTCTTCCAGTCTTCCAGTGGTTTGGTTGACTATGTTGGTTACATTTTGATTTATTGACTGTACTTGACCCTGAACATTATTTAAAATGTTCGAAGATAGGGTTTGAATAATATTAGAAAGATTTGGTGGAGGAGCAGCAACTCCAGCAGCTCCTCCTCTTTGAAAACCTACAATCTTATTAGCAGCTGCAGAAACAACGCCTTCACCTAAAGTTTGTCCACCACTAATAAAATTCTGAGCAGATGAAGCCGATGTTGACCTTTCTGATGCAATTGAACTAGGATTAAGTGGGGAACTAACTGCCACGATTTGCTGCCTGTTGTGCTTTTAAATTCTCATCTTCTATATGTTGTTTCAATAGGGCAAGATAGATATCTCTCTCCCAAGGCATCATATCTTCTATCTCACTTAATGAATATTTATGGAACTGCATGAGAGCGAAATTTATTCGGAAATATGACTCAAGATCAATATGAGCCATAATTAGCCGAAAAAACTAGATAATCCCTCCAAAGTTACTTCATTTTTTTGTTTAGTCTTTGGATTTGTAACAGAGAATGTATGTGAAAGTTTAGGCATAGTCTCAAAGAACTTTTCAATCTTCTTGAATTGTTCTGTATTCATACTTTCAATGAACTCTATAAGTTCTTTCTTGGTACAATCTCCGGCTGCCCACGCTTTTTCTTCTGTGAAAATAGAATCAATACAGGAAGAAATAATCTCAAAAGATCTTTCAATAGTTGATAATGACTCTTGGGTAGTAAAATCGAAATTGTTTTTGATGAATTGTTCTAATGAAGGATACTTCATTTTGATAACAATTTGATCATCAAGTTTTATCTCAGTAGAGTGATCTTCGTCTTTCTGTACTTTAATTTCATCAACATAAACTTTTACAGGAACTTGAGTTTCACCGTCATCGGAACAAGTTACAATTAGATCGATAGCTTCTCCGACAGATTTTCCACGAACGTTTAAGAAAATATATTCGATGTCAAAAGAGGGTAACTCTTCTACTTTAACTCCTCTTGTAAGGATGCAGTCTTTTAAAACTGATTTGATAGCGAGAGTAATTTGTTTTACGTCTTGACTTTCTAAGGCTAAAATTAGAACTTTTTCTTCTTTAACTAGGAATGGTCTATATTTTATAAATCTTCCTGTAGATGGCAACTCAAGTTCATAAGTTGGAGTCGCAATTTTGGGTAATGGCATAAAAAATTAATATAGTCAGATAAATTTATTTAGAGCGCTAAAATTATTCGTTATCGTAAGCAACTTTTGGATTTGCAAAAACAACAAATGGATCACCAGCATTGGTCTCTCTTTCCTCGAAATTATTTGATCCCGTAGATTGGTGATTAAGAATCACATAACGTTCATATGTAAAACTTACCGTAGTTTTTGTAACTGTACTTCCTTGATAAGTTACTGGTAATGCAGTTAAATTTGTTGGAAATGCATTGATGAACTTATAAGTCATCATAGAAGGAGTTCTTTCTACATTTCTTGTATTGGAATCAATATACATGTCCCTTTCAAATTTTGTAATAGCTATATTTCTTTTATAAGTATCTGGATATCTAAATCTAAAGAATTGATTGTCTTGATCTTGACCAACTCCTCCTCTAGGATTTCCAGAAGTTAATCTCCCTCTAGTATTGTATAGTGGATTTATAAAGTTCATCCATTCTTCAAATAAACGAATGATTCCATATTCTGCATCAACATAGAAAGTCATTGTAATTTCTGGAAATTCCCTTCTGATTGGAAATCTTTCCACAACTCCTTGTCTACTACCGACTTCCTCAGCCATAGTCATCGTAGCACCAGGCAAGAAAGTTTCGTTACACATAAATTCATAACGAAGAGAATTTAGGTTAGAATTATTTCCATTGAAAAGATTAGATCCCAATACACCACAAGTAACTAACCAAGCGTTAATGTCAGAATCTGAAGTTATAGTTGGATAAGTATCTCCCAAAAATAGTGTAACTTTAAATTGGCTGGTTACTGATAGTTCACCGAACAATTGTTGAACTCCAGGGAGTCCAGACCTTCCATCATTTGTATTCCTAGCCAAGGTCATCCTTGCGTAGATTGGATCTACTCGAAATTCATTAGCAGGATAGTCGGGCCTAAATGGTTCAGCCATCTATAAATATTTCTTAGGTATCTATAGTATGTATATGAGTTATAAGGGCAAATATCGACCAGAGAACCCTAGAAAGTATAAAGGTGATCCAACAAACATCATTTATCGTTCACTCTGGGAACGTAAGTTCATGAGATATTGTGACCTAAATGAAAATGTAAACCAGTGGCAATCTGAAGAATTTTGGATTCCATATCGTTCTCCCCTTGATAATAGAGTTCATAGATACTTTCCCGACTTCTTTGTTAAGTACAAAGATAAATCTGGCAAAACACGAGTTATGGTAATAGAAATTAAACCAAAAAAAGAAGTAGTAATGCCAGAACAAAATCCCAAAAGAAGAACAAAGGCTTGGGCATATAAAGTTCAGACATGGGTTGTCAATCAAGCAAAGTGGGAAGCCGCAAAAGAATATTGTGCAGATCATAACTATGAGTTCAAGATCATGACTGAGGAGGATCTAGGTATATGAGTTTCGATGGTATATTTCAACCTGGAGAAGGTTTTGGATATGATCTAATCAAAAAATTCAAAGGAAAGAATGTCAAGAGTGACACCTATACTGGAGAACTTAGACAGTATCTTGGTGAACTTGAACAGTTTAATATTAACGAAATTGACACTGGTGGTATAGAAGTTGGTAGATTATATTTCTTCATTTATGGAGCATCAACTCCAGGACTAAAGTTTCATGATACCCAACCATTGGCATATATTACTGAAGTGAATTTCCGTCAAGGATATTTTATTGGTACAAATTTACACTATCTTAATAGAAAATATCGTGAAGGAGTTGCAAAAGGCCTAATAAATAATGGCAGTACTATAGGTATACCTCGAAATACTATACATCGTTACATGTTTTCTGGAGTCAGTGGAGGATTCTTAAGAGTTCCAGAAAAAGATTGGCCCTCCGTTGCATTATTACCCACTGAAAAATTTGTTGATGAAAGAGGACAACCCTATCCAAATCACAAAGCCTGGAGTAAACCATAAGTGGCGTTAACAACAGTAAAAAAACCATTATTTACAAAAAATAATGTAAATTATGACTTGCAATACGATCCAGTAACTGGTGCTGCAAATATTATTTCCACTGATGGCTCTACTAATACTCTAGTTTATAAAGATGGTGATTGGACATCAGCTTCAAGTTTAGTATTAAACTCTGCAGAACAACAACAATATCATCAACAAGCAGTATTAGCGATTCAATCAGCATATACAGCTTCTGGTGGTTCAACTAAAGGTTACGTATTACCTCAATGGGCTAACCAAAATTATAGTAATAACCAACCGGGACAAAAATCATCACAACCACAACAAAATCAACCTTCAACAACAACCA